GTTGTTGTTGGGGTTGCTACTGTTCCTGCAAATCCATTTGCTGTTGCTACGGATACAGAACTTACTGTGCTGGTTGCAGATAGTGTCCCGGTGGTAAATGATAATCCGGATCCAACTGTTACATTGTCGAATCCACCTGAACCATTGCCATAAAGAATTGATGTGCCTGATGTTGGTGGTGCATACGCAACATTGGTGCCGGATAATACTCTTCCATATTCATCAACTGTTACATTATTATATTCACCAGGTGTAACACCATTTTCTGTCAAACTAAATGTAAATGTTAAATCAGTGTCATTTGATGTTAAAGTGATACCATTGATACCACTCATTGAAGAATTTAAATAAGTATAAACATCTTGGTTTATAAAGGAATTTATCCATTGTGAAACTGTGGTGCTATATTTTAAATATTGATTATTGAGTTCTGGAAATGTAATATCAACATCGTGAAGATCATACAAATTTATAGAAGAAGGACCGTCCTCTTACATTTCCAAATAATACATTTCCACCAATTTTTACACTCATATAAAACTCCAGAATTTTTATAATCCAACTATTTATCTGATTTTTGGAATTTTAAATAAAAATTATTTTCCGTATTTTAAAGTATTGAACAATCTCTCTTCTTGATCAAATTCTCTTATGATACTTATGGTGTTTACTAAATCAGTATAAGATTTCTTTTGTTTTAGTATTTCTTCTATGGTTGTGTCTTCTGAAAATATTTCAATAATAGAATCTCTGGAATAGAAATCATAATTTATCACAACTTTTGTAATTTGTCGAGTTTTAATCGAGCAATAAATTAAAACAATATCTCGAAGCCCTGAATGTTCATATATTAATTTATATCGGTCGTGTGGATCACGGTCGTGCAACAATATAGAATTTATATCCTGTCGAAAGTCTTCATAATTATCAGAACAAGTATGTGATAATTCTGTCCTATCTATAATATCACTCATTTTATTTTCTCCCAATTAGTAATGCATCATCTTTAGTCCACACAGGTTGATAGGCACCTTTATTATATAACGGTGCCGAACAATTTTTTAATGTTTCAGTTACTTTTTGTGCATTTAATTCACGAATCAACATTTCACCTTCATATTCGATCTTATCTGTTACTGTATTTATGGGCTGATGCGTTGGTCCATTGTGTATTTCCAAATGTGAATTTCTGTCTGGAATTTTTATAGTTGGTTTATATTCTTTAGCAGTTTTCCAGTAATTATTTCGATCAGTTACTACTTTAGCTGCCATTTCTTTTTGTTCCTTAATACGATCTTTTTCTTTCTTAGAAACTTTTCTTTTTTGTGATTTCTGATTAGTTAAAATATATCCCATTATAAATCTCCAGACAAATTATATATTATTATACTTGGGTTCTTTATAAATGTCAACTGATAAATATACTATAAATGGAGAATAATAATGCCAAGAATCTCACTATGGTCGCCACAAAAAGATGCAGATTTTAGATTTGCGGATCAAGCCATCAGTGAGAATATGAGAATTGGTGGAAATGGAATATTAATTCATAAATACGAAGGTCCGACTACTGATTCTACTGGAAGCACAGATACCGACATTACCTCAATACAAGATGTATTATTTTTAGCAAATATTGATAGAAAATATGATCCTAATGTATTTGAATTAAGGGGCCATTATACTCCTGCAGATAACAATTATGATCTAAGTCAATTTGGTATTTTCCTAAGTTCAGATACAATAAGGGTGCAATTCCATTGTCAAGATATGATCGACGGAATCGGAAGAAAATTAATTGCAGGCGATGTATTAGAATTTCCAAATATGAGAGATATTCCTATTTTTGATAATGCTACTGGAATAAATCGATATTATGTAGTTCAAGATGCCCTTTATGCCGCGGGTGGATATGGCCCAAAATGGTTCCCTCATATTTGGTCTATAAAGGCAAAATTAATAACCGCAAGTCCAGAATTTCAGCAAATCATCGAACAAGCCTCCACTGGACAAACTGCTGGTGGGGTCGGACAAAGTATCGGCGATATGCCATTTGGATGGATGGATCAAACAAACTCAGATGGTAACCCAGGTCCAGGAACTGTTATGAACATACAGAATTCTTTAGATTTATATTGCCGATATTTAGGAATTACCGAACAAAACGTAAAAGAAGCAGAAGGTAATGTATATTTCGATCCAGTGTTTTATGAAAGCGCAAATTTATATATCTATATAGAACCAGGCACTGGATATCCTATACTCGGTGTAAATTATTTTAGTGGAACAAGCATTCCACCAAATGGCGCGCCTTTAGTTGGAATAGGAACAACTTTTCCACCCGATATGACTGACGGACAATATTTTTTAAGAATTGATTATTATCCTGATAGATTATTTCAGAAACAAGATAATTGCTTTAAATACATAGAAGAAAATTTAATGAGATACTGGACTGCTTATAACAAAGTGCTTGATACTTTTATTGACAATAATAGATTAAGTGCATTTCCAGATGGAACAGTTATTCCAGAAAAAACCGCTATTAGTAAAGTCATTCCACAACGTGTCGATTTATACGCCGAAGCGAAAAAGCGCGTCTCTGCAGAAAGAAAAGCCCACAACGAAATCGCAAATAAAAGAGCCACTTGTCCACCTGGTGGCTTACCTAATCCTCAAGCAACACAAGGAACCCAGGGTTGGAATGGGGAATTAAATTAAAAGGATGTGAATGAGATTACAAGAATTTATTAAATCCGTTGATGTAGAAGAAATAATGTTTTATGAAGCAGAAAAATTCTTTAATGAGCATCCTGATAAAAGAAAATTATTAGAATCTTCTGATGATTACGATGAATATAGAAATAGTATTAATTCCGAAAAATCAGAAACCATTGCCATACGTAATTTAATTAAAGGCGATTCATATGTGCCTTTGTCAATTTATGGAACACCAATTGGAAAATATATTCAATTTTTTACTACAGATACCAAAGTCGAATTTATAAAAAATACCGGCCATAAATTACAATTTACAAATAAGATAAAAAATATCGAATTTCCGTGCAGAGACTATGGCATAGGTGATACTTGTATAGATATCTTAATATTTTCATCTATATATGAACGTGATCAATTTTTAACAATTCAAACTTTGAAATTTGGCGATTGGAAGATCGTAACAAAATATTTATAAAGGATAACAATGGATTTCGCATACGATGGTCAAGTAAGACGCTATTTAGTTCAATTTATGAGAATATTTTCATCTCTAAAAATTAGAAATGGACCAGATGCTAATGGGTTTTATACATTAACAACTGTACCGGTTATCTACGGAGATTCATCAAACCAAGTTGCCCAAATTATAAAAGGCCAAAGTGAAAATACGTTAATACCTTCTCCGCTGATGAGCGTAACAATAGAAAGTATTAAACCACAACCAAATAGAAGACAGGATACTCAATTTGTAAGAAAAGCCACCACTATGTCAAGAGAATTTAATCCACCCGGAAGTTCTTCGGGGCCGATAAATTGTGATACCAATGGTCAAGGATCTTATGGATCTGGCCCAGGAGTTCGATATCAAATCGAAAGCTACATGGCTGTTCCTTACGATATGATGCTAAAACTCGATATATGGACAACTAATACTCTAAATAAACTTCAATTACTTGAACAGATATGGATGATTTTTAATCCATCTATAATGCTACAGCAAGATGCTAATATACTTGATTGGTCAAGTATATTCGAAGTATGGCTCGAAGATGTCACTTGGTCAAATAAATCAATACCACAAGGTCGGCGAAGATATCAGAGATATTGCTAGTTTAAAATTCAAGGTGCCTATTTGGATTAATCCTCCAGCAAAAGTTAAAAGAAGCACTCTTATTGAGGAAATTGTCACTCGAGTATTTGCCACAGATGATATTTCAGCAATTGAAGTAGCTTTAGAAAAAGGTGAATATTATGATCCTTTTGCTTGTTTTGCTGAAAATCCTATTCAAATTGTTACTACAGTAGGCAATTATGAAATATCAGTTACCAAAGGATTAACATCGGATATTGTAACATTGTTACATCCACACGGAAACGAACTTCCTGCGTTAAATTGGCAGACACTTTTTGCGGCCTATGGAAAAATCGAACCTAATATAACAAAATTACGTTTAAAATTAAATCCAGATATTGAAGTTGATACTACTGATGTTATAGGCACAATTGTATTTGACGAAGCACAACCGAATATGTTATATTTCACACCAGACGAATCAACTCTGCCAGTGAATACAATATTACCAATTAATGATATTATTGATCCTACATCAATATGGCCAGGTAATGGCTTACCCAATGCGGCAGCAAAACAAAGATATCTATTAACTTCATATTATGATAATAACGATCCTGCATTTCCGCCTGGTGTTCCAACAAGCCCGTGGGGGTCAGATATTGTAGCATATCCTAATGATATTATACAATTTAATGGAATTTCCTGGGAAGTTATATTTAATTCAAAAACTGCGACTGGCTTAAATTATGTAATAAATAATAGTAATGGTTCTCAATATATGTTCAATGGACAAGAATGGGTGTATAGTTATTATGGAACATATTCGCCCGGGTATTGGAGAATCGATAATTTAATTCAGGTAACACCACCAAAATGCCCACCAAACAACCTAATTTAATTAATGTAAAAACTGGCGTTGGTACGATATTTATTTCATCAACTACTAGCAGAATACTTCTAAATTTGAGAGCACCTTATAAAACTCATCCATTAATGTGGTCTTTATGGGGTGGAATGATTGAGGAAAATGAAACACCGAAACAAGCGTTAATGAGAGAACTCGAAGAAGAAATGCGGTTTTGAGCCTGATATAATTAGATTATACCCATTTGATATTTATCAAAGTAAAGATAAACATTTTCGATATTATAGTTTTGTAAGTGTTGTAGAAAATGAATTTATTCCTATATTAAATAAGGAAAGTGCCGGATATTGCTGGGTTAATTATGATAACTGGCCAAAGCCCGTTCATCAAGGTGCTAGAATAAGTTTCTGTAATCCACAAGCTCTTGAAAAATTAAAAATGATCCTTGAACAACACCAATAAATTACAATGTAACACCTAATATGCCATTCGATGTTGCAGAACCGCCAGAATCCTGGAAGTGATGATCCAGTTGCCGCACCTACAATATCGCCGGCGTAGGTATATTTAACTCGAGCTGCTGTTGTCAATTCATATGAACCATTAAACCCTAAAGCAAAAATGCCCTCTACACTATTTCCTGCGGCGGTGCCGAGTTCGACAAACCCTAGCGAAGTCCCAGATGTAACAATATCGCCGGAATAGGTATATTTGTCAACAATGTTAGTGGTTCCATCATTAATTCCAGTATTACCATATCCTAATACAAATATTGACTCGACACTATTTCCAGAAGCAGACCCGCGCATTGATGCCAATGTGGCTGCTGTTCCTGATGTTACTACATCGCCAGAATAAGTATATTTGTCACGAGTGGTTAATAAAGTATGGCTTGTAGTCTGTCCTAATGCGAATATACCAATTGTAGCATTACCGACAAGCAACACCATCCTGAGAAATAGAGGAAGCAACTGTGCCTGTCGTTACTACATCGCCAGAGTATGTATATTTGTCGCGGGTATTTACTGGACCAAATCCGGACGATGCGTCTCCTAAGGCAAATATACCAACTGTAGAATTTCCAGTAGCTGCACCATCTGATGCCGCCGTTGTCGCTGCGGTAGCCGAGGTAACTATATCGCCATAATAGGTATATTTGTCCCTGGTGGCTATTACTGTAGTTCCGGTATATCCAAGCGCAAATATACCAACTGAACCATTACCGGATGCGGCGCCGGAATATGATGCTACTGATGCCGAAGTTGTTACTACGCAAATATCGCCAGTAAAGGTATATTTTTCTCTAGTTACTAATGGATCGACTACTGTGCCATTTCCACCATTGTTACCAAGAGCAAAAATAGCTTCTGTTCCATCAGTTGGCCCCATTGTTGGGTAACCTGCAAAAAATTTATTACCTACAAATGCACCTATCATTATAATACCTTAGCATAAATGGTGGTGCCGTTATTTCGTGTCCACATACATACAAAATCTGTTCCGGTAGTTTGAAAGTTTGTAGTGCCTCGTTGATTTGTCATATAAGTTGAAAAACTTGTAGTTGTGGTGCCATTTGGATTTATCCATTGAACTGCTGCCGGAAATACGTGTGTCATAGTTCCACCATTTATAATTTCTAATTGAATTGCACCATAAGTCCCTGAAGTTGGCCAACCTGCTAATGTCCAAGTAATAGTGCCGCTTCCGTCAAACGTGGCGGCCTGAGCATTAGCATTTGCCATATTGAATGTTATTGTTGATGAAGAGATTGATCCGTTATCAACAAATGTCGAATACATCCCTTGAGCTACACCATTTATGACATTCAATTTAGTGCTATCACTCGGAATAGTAATATTTCCAGAGACTGGTGATATGCTATTCACTGTTAAAACATTAGCCGTTAAAGTATAACCACTATATGTTAATCCGGCACCAACTGTTACATTACTAAATCCGCCTGTTCCATTACCTGATAAAATAGAAGTGCCTGAAGTTAACGCAATTGGAAGATATCTATAATAAAAATATAAATTTGATCCAGTTATTGGTGCCGTAGTCATAGTAATTACATTTCCTACTAATGTAAAATCTATACCACTCATTAATGGCACAAAAGGACCTGTGCCACCCGATCTTTTATACCCAATACAACTTGTAACTGGATTTGGACTATTCAATAACGTAAATGTAACATTACTTCCATTTATAGTGCCAGTAGGAATTTCTTCATCTGCAAAATTCAACCATGGGGACACTGGAAGATATCGATAATAAAAATATAAATTTGAAGACGATGCTGGTGCTACCGTATAAGTTATATTATTATTGGTAATATCAAAATCTATTCCATTCATTAACGGCACAAAGGATCCTACCCCACCAGATCTTTTATACCCAATACAACTAGCCGGTGGATTTGGACTATTAACTAATGAAAAATGTATATTTGTGCCATTCGCGACACCCGATGGTGCTTCCTGATACGCAAAGCTCGGGGATACTGGCGAATACATATAATAAAAATATATATTCGAACCAACAATTGGTGGATTAACAAATGTAACCGTATTGCCGTACTAATACAAAATCTGTGCCATCCATTAATACCACAAAGGAACCACTGCCGCCAGATCTTATATAGCCAACACAACTCGTTCCAGGATCTGGAGCATTTTGTAAAGTGAATATTGCATTAGTGCCATTTATAACACCGGTAGGAATTTCTTCATCGGAGAAATTTGGTAGAATATAAATATTAACGGCCGAATATGTTACCCATACACCGAGAACCTAAATATTCATAAATGACGCCTGGTCCAATAACAGATTGGCCGGCTTGAGCACCGGCATATTCAGTATTCAATTCGGCATTGGTTAATGAATTACTTGTAGCATTTGGAGTTAAGAAAAATGTATAAAAATCAAGAACATTTGTGCTTGATGCACCTAAATAAGATCCAGGATTAGCCGCGGTAGTTCCCTGTGGCCAGAAATAGCCATTAATCGATAAATTACCATTGTTTACTGATGTTGTGGAAATAAGCTGGAGATTACCACCGTAAACCTGGCTGAATTAATAAATTCTCACCAGTGCCAGTTGTAACTTGTCCAGTAGTGCCGGCCGGTCCGGCAGTTATTTGAGTTTGAACATTGATATCATTAGCATACACAGACCCATTATTAGTTCCAATAGTTGAGGCTGTTCCTATAAATAGACTAATATCAGACCCATCGGGCGTATTATAATTTACTAATCCATCTTGAACGTTTATATTTTGTGGCATTTATATAGTATCCCCATAGGTATGAATATACTATATTTATCAAAAATGTGAGAGAATATTTAAATTTTATTCTTTTGGTAAAATTATCTTAGATGAATTTTTATATTCATCTTTAAGCTCATTTCTTCCAAATAATTTTATAGATTTGTAACACGATCTTGGAAGATAAGGTGGGCCCATTTCCGGACATAGATATTCAGGAAGAATAAACAGAATAAAAAACATGATACAAAAGAAAATTATTGCAATCAATGGCCATAACAAAATACCTATAAAACAAGTCATTCTTATCCTCCTATTTAAAATTACGTCAATTTATTATTTCAAGCGCATATTAATTTCGTTAACTACTATTATACTTCAAACTCTATTATTTCTGGTAATGATTTTTCATTATCATAAACATAAAAACTAAATCTATAGCCGTGATTTTATACATCCACGTGCCTTTTCCACATTCTTTTCTAAAACTATTTTTAGTCGTCCTCTATTAATATCTCATCTTCGTCAATTATTATTTCATAATCATCTAGATTTGTCTCTTGAATGATGCCAATCTTTTCATTTTTAATAACTTTATTATTAAAATCAATAACCCATGTTCTGATTCCACAATCCCATATTCTGAAAAATTCTAATTGTTCATCCATAATGGAAAATGCAGTTTTATTTTTATCAAATCCCAGCTCTATCAATTTGTCCTTTGTAAAATAAGTCCAATGAAACATTTTCTTCATAATGCCGTGCCAATAAGAATGACTGATAAACTCAGATTCAAA